AACCGGACAGCCGGTATTCAAGTCGGATATGCAGACAGGTACAACATACTCGTTGGACGGTTCACCGATGAACTTCCCGCGCAATGGGGCATTTGACAGGAGCAAAGCCCTGATGATCTCCGGGGATTTTTCCCAGATGGTATACAGCATCCGTCAGGATATTACTTTTAAGTTGTTTGATCAGGGTATTATCCAGGATCCTGCGACCGGTGACATACTGTATAACTTGATGCAGAATGATATGGTTGCGCTGCGGGCTGTGATGCGGCTGGGATGGGAGATTCCGAACCCGATCAACGCGATGGCGAAGGACAAGACGAAGCGCTGTCCGTTTGCTGTCATGAAGGCAAATGATTCTGCAGGAGCGTGATCCTGATGTTTCCATATGCAGATTATGAATTTTATATAGGGAAAGCGCACGGAAGTCTGGAAAGAAACCAGTTTGAAAAGGAAGTCCTGGAGGCTTCCTTTTTTCTTCGGTATCTGACAGCGGGAAAAAGTGACAACATACAGCCGGACGCACTTCAATATGCGGTCTGTTCTATCGTGGATATGTATGCAGAACAGAAGCAGAAGGCAGCTTCTGGTAAGGCCGGAAAAAAATCTGAAAACACGGATGGATATTCGGTATCTTACATCAGTGAAATGAAAGACGGGGAACCCTTTGAAGATTTTTTAAGTAGGAAAGCAATGCAGATTGCAAGGAAGTATCTTGCAGGAACGGGATTGCTGGACAGGAAGGTGGGATGCAGGCATGCTCACAAATGCGGATGTGACGGTTTATCATCGAGTCAGGAGTCCATCTGGTGATAAATGGGAACGGAAATACCTGCCTGCAGTATGGCTATATAAAAATATCATTGCAGGTATCACCACAAACGGATTAAAGACAGCAAATGGGCTGACTAATGTGCTGACGGTCAGGATTCCGGATATATCTGTGGAATTAAAAAAGGGGGACTATGTTGTGGAAGGGTTCTGTGAAATTGATATGGAAACTGTGAAGGATTTGAAAGAAGTAGAGTATTTCTGCGTTACGGGGGCAAATTATAACCGTTTCGGAAGCAACCCGCACATAAAGGTGGTGGCGCAATAGTGGCACGGGGAAAGAAAAAATTTTATATCAAGGCCCTGCACGGGCAGAAAATTGAAACTGTGTATAAGGGGGCGAAAGTATCTGTCGAGCTGAAATGGAGTCCTGGGTTTGAAAGTGATATGGAAGGGGTGTTCAGCAGAAAACAGTCTTTCGTAGATCAGGAATGTATCCGGAGAATGGGACCGGAGACGCCGAGAAGAACCGGGGTGTTAGTGAAGTCGGCTACGATAGGGACTGTGATCGGCAGCGGTGAGATCAACCAGATCACACCTTATGCACGAAGGCAATACTATGAGCATAAAACACAATCCAAGTGGTTTGAGAGGATGAAGAACCGGTTTAAAGATTCCATATTGAAGGGGGCGGAAAAGATTGGATAATATTATTGCATCGATCAGGGAGCACATCATGAAATGCCCGTTGATGGAAAATGAAAGGGTTAATGTGGATTATGTCGGAACGGGTATGTCCTATTCTATTGACCCGCTGCCTTGTGATCCGGTGATACAGAGGTATACGGACGGCGGGGCGAAGAAACAGTTCCAGTTTGCGCTTACCAGCAACGAGGCTTATGACGAAGATGCGCGCGTCAATATCGAAAACAGTGGATTCTATGAAGCGTTTGAGGACTGGCTGGAAAAGCAGAACTTAAAGGATGACCTTCCGGATCTTCCAGAGGGAAAAACGGCGGTCGTATTTGAAACATTAAATAAAGGCTACTTATACGATACTGATGGGAACCTTGCCCGGTACCGTGTAGAATGCCGGCTGATTTACACACAGGAGGTATAAAGATGGCAGATAATAAAGCAAAGATGGTAAAACGGCATCAGCGGCTTGCATTTATGAATACGGATGAAACCGGACAGACACCAAAGTTTGAGAGGATGACAGGTTTTACTGCCCTGACCAACAGCAAGAACCCGAAAGAGTACAGCAGGCAGTATGTGGACAGGGCTTCAGAAGATACAGACGTTGTGGGATATGCTCCGGCAACGGAATACTCTTTTGACCGTCATACTAATACGCCGGTCCATGACAGGATTGCGAAGGTTCATGACGGGGAACTGACGGGAAGCGACGCGCTGGTGGATATTCTGGTGGTGGATCTTTTTACCGCGGACGACCAGAAGAGATGTGTCGCAAGGAAAAGAACATATGCGATTATTCCCGATGCGGATGGGGACGGAAACGATGCTCTGGTATATACCGGGTCCTTTAAATCCAAGTCTGAGGTGGAGGTTGGGTATGCGGTTCTGGATAATGACGAAAAGACCGCTACGTATACGCCGGGAGAGATACCGGAGGAAATCTGAGAAAGGGGCGTTTTAAATGACCATTTGGAAATGGAATGATGTAGAGCTGGAGATTGACCTAGAAGACGTGGACTTTCAGGAGCGGTATGAGAAAGCATTTGAGGTTATGGGAGAAGAAGAGAAAAATCTGAAAAAGATTGGAAAACTTTCTGAAATAACCAGAGCCTATTGCGCGATGTTCTATCGTCTGTTCGATGCTATCTTTGGGGAAGGTACAGGCGATAAACTGTTGGGAGGGAAACTGAACTCCCGGATTGTTGATGACTGCTATGAATCTTTTTTGAAACATTGTAAGCAGGAAGTAATCTCATTGAATAAGAACAGATCCGCCAGATACCAAAAATATAAGGTGATGTCCAAGAGGTGATACTGTGAACCTGTTTTATGAGGCTTATCCGATGTCTGTTTGTGTGGGCGGAAAGGAAATCCCGATCATTACGGATTTCAGGGAAATCGTGAGGCTGATCGACCTGCTGAAAGCGGAAGATATAGAACCCAGGGAAAAAATGTATTTTCTGCTGCAGTATTTCAAGGAACAGCCGGAAGACTTTGAAAGTGCAGTAGATGCGCTGTCTGATTTTGTAACGATGAAAGGTTTCTGTGACCAAAGCCTGGAGGAGTGTGAGACAGATGAAGAAAGCGGAGAGGAAGAGCTGCGGAAGGACGTCTACTCTTTTTCGATAGACTACCCTTTTATTTTTTCTGCATTCCTGCAGGATTATAAGATCAATATACGGAAAATCCAGTACATGCACTGGTGGGAATTTCGGATGCTGTTTTCAGGTCTTTCAGAAAATACGGAGATCAAGCGGAGAATCATGTACCGCAGTACAGACCTGTCCAAGATCAAGGATAAGGAGGAACGCAAAAGGATTGCAAAGATACAACAGGCGATTAGGCTGCCGGATGCTGACCTTACGGATTATGATATCGGGAATGCATTCATATAAGGGGGGGACATATGAAAAAGATTCAATATCCGCCTACGAAAAGGCTGTGGTATATCTGCCCGGTGTGTAAAACGAAGCTGGTGATTTATGATGACACAGCTAAATGCACAAACGTATTCGTTAAGTGCCGGACATGTAAAAACGAAATAGAGATCAAGATATAAGCGCTTTAAATTGAGCCATTGGAGCCTGCGCTATTCACGAAAAGGATGTGGATAGAATGAGCTACGATGGTTCTTTAAAATTTGACACGGCAATCAATGAGTCGGGGTTTAACGCCGGAATAAAAAATCTGGGGAGCATTGCAAAAGGAGGTTTGTCTGTACTAGGCGGTGCCATAGCGGGAGTAACTGCCGCTATGGGAGCCGGAGTCAGTGCCGCGGTTAATGTGGGCATGAGCTTTGAAAGCCAGATGTCCAAGGTACAGGCGATTTCCGGCGCTACAGGGGGCGAACTGGAAGCACTCACAGAAAAAGCGAAGGATATGGGTGCCACGACAAAGTTTTCTGCTACGGAATCCGGACAGGCTTTTGAGTATATGGCAATGGCCGGATGGAAAACGGAAGACATGCTGGGCGGTATTGAAGGGATCATGAATCTGGCTGCGGCATCTGGGGAGGATCTGGCGGCTACCTCTGATATTGTCACGGATGCCCTGACTGCCTTCGGGCTGTCTGCTTCGGATTCTGGTCATTTTGCGGATATATTGGCGGCAGCATCGTCCAATGCGAATACCAATGTTGGACTTATGGGGGAGACTTTCAAGTATGTGGCTCCTGTGGCTGGTGCGCTGGGATTCTCTGCGGAGGATACAGCTACCGCAATCGGACTGATGGCGAATGCTGGGATCAAGGGTTCCCAAGCAGGTACGGCGCTACGGTCTATCATGTCCAGGCTTGCGAAGCCTACGGATGATGTGGCCGTTGCAATGTCGGAGCTGGGCCTTTCTATCCTTAATAGTGACGGAAGCATGAAGTCCCTGAATGAGATCACCGGGGATCTCCGTAGCAGCTTTGCGGGGCTGAGTGAGGCGGAGAAGGCGAGTATGGCCGCTACGCTTGGAGGGCAGGAGGCTATGTCTGGCCTGCTGGCGATTGTGAATGCGTCAGATGAAGATTTCAATAAATTACAGTCTGCCATCTATGGCGCTACAGATGAACTGACCGGATATAGTGCTGCGGCTGAAATGGCCGAAACTATGCAGAATAATTTGGCAGGACAGCTGACTTCCATGCGGTCTGCGGCGGAAGGGCTCGGGATTGAGCTTTATGAATCAGTCAAGCAGCCCTTGACAGACATTGCCAAAACCGGAGTGGAAGCCGTTCGGGAACTGACGGTAGCCTTTCAGGAAGGCGGTGCGGAGGGGCTGATCCAGGCCGGAGGAAAACTGATTGCGGATCTTCTGGCAGGGATTGCCAGTGCATTACCAGACGTGATCACTATTGCCGTAGACGTAATTACTTCGATCATTGACAGTTTAACAGCCAACACTCCGCAAATATTGTCTGCGGGAATACAGATCATACAGGCTTTTGTGGATGGGATGATGCAGATTCTTCCGGTTGTCGGGGAATTTGTCTTAAGTCTGTTGACGCAATTATATACGCAGATCAGTGCCCACGGCCCGGAACTTCTGCAGAAAGGGTATGAGCTGCTGAGCAATCTTGTGGATGGGTTTGTGCAAGCCATCCCGGAAATGCTGCCGAAAGTTCTGGACTTCATCCAGGGGATTGGAGAGAAGCTGGCCGAAGCTGCGCCAGTGCTCATAGAAAAGGGTTTTGAACTACTGAGCAAACTGGTGGAGGGAATCGTGACAGCAATCCCGATCCTGATCGCCAGGGTGCCGGAGATCATCACAACATTTGCAAATGTCGTCAATGATAATTTCCCGACGATACTTGCCAAGGGGATGGAGTTGCTCGGGCAGCTTGCAATGGGGCTGATACAGGCTATTCCAGATCTGATCGCACATATTCCCGAGATTATAGAGGCCATTGTTGCGGTTTTCACGGCTTATAACTGGCTTGCGCTTGGGAAGAATATCATCCAGTTCCTGGGGAACGGGATAAAATCTATGGCTTCGGCGGCTGCTACCGCAACTAAAAATGTCCAGACAGGGATTGTAAACGCAATCAAGAACCTTCCAAACACATTGTCCACTCTCGGAAAGAATGCGATTTCAGGACTTGGAAAGGCAATATCAAGTGGCATCAGCAGTGTGGTTGGACATGCAAGAAATGTAGTAACTGGAATTAAGACTGCGTTTACCAGCATCAACTGGGGAAGCATCGGGAGCAACATTATCAAAGGGATTGCGAACGGTATTGTTGGAGCTATCGGCGGATTGATAAGCGCGGCCGTTAGCGCGTCAAAATCTGCTTTGAATGCAGTTTTGAATTTTTTTGGTATCAATTCGCCATCCAGGGTGTTCCGGGATATGGTCGGTAAAAATATGGCCCTTGGAATGGGAATAGGTTTCGAAAAGAATGTCCCTACAGATGAGATGGAAGCCAGCCTGCAGGATTCGGTTGAACGGATGCGGAATACAACTAAGAAAATAACATCCACTCCGGTGAATACGACCGGGCATATTATTTCAAAATCGAAGGATTCCAAAACTCCCCAGTCACCTGAGTATCCGGAATTTGACTATGAACGGATGGGAAGAGAAACGGCGAAGGCTATGGAAGGCATGGGAGTGTATCTGGATAAGAAACCGGCGGGTAAGATTTTAGCGCCAGTCATTGATGATGAGCTTGGCAGGATTAACAGGAGGAAAACATGATGGGAGTTGGAATTACATTTGAAGATAAGATCCACACAGAGAGGGACTGGGGATTGAAATTACTGAGCCTGTATATCCCCATGCCGACGCCGAAGCAGCAGCTGATCGATATCCCGGGCGGTGATGGGAGTATCGACCTTACAGAGGTCAACGGGCGTCCGGCATATAACGACCGGGACGGCCTGGAGCTGGTTTTTGATATTATGGATGGGAATTATAAAAATTGGTTCCTGAAATATTCGGAATTTGCAAAGGAGATTCATGGGAAAAAAGTAAAAATGGTACTGGACGATGAACCGGAGCATTATTATCTGGTGCGCTTCAACTTGGACGGACAAAAGACGAATCCGGCATTCGGAACGGTCACACTTTCCGGAACTGCGGATCCGTTCAAATATGACCTTGTCTCCAGCAATGAACCCTGGAAATGGGATTCTTTTAATTTCTGTACAGGAGTGATTCGGAAACTGGGCGACAAGGTGATATCTGAAACAAATAATACGGTTACTATTTTAGGGGCAGGCATTGATAATTCACCGGTATTTATTGTTACGGAAGCAGATAACCTGAAACTCACTCACCTTGGACGGACGTATACCCTAAAGGTTGGAAGAAACCGGTTCCCTGCCGTACGGGTAGGAGAGCAGGATGTGGTATTGACATTTTCAGGAACCGGGAAACTGTCTGTTGAGTATAGGGGGAGATACTTGTAATGTATCAGATATTGATTGATGGAAGGGATCTGTATTATCCGCAGGATGAAGAGTATACAGCATCAGATCCGGTTGTTAAACTGCAGCTGAATGATTCTGGCACTCTTGATCTTGGGGTACCGGTCTGCAACCCGGAATATGACAATATAAAAAACCGCATTTCTATGGTACAGGTGTTGAAAAATGGAAAAGAGATTTTCTACGGGGAAGTGCGGGAAGCGGAAAAGGATTTTTACAGAACGAAACAAGTTTACGCAGTAGGTGAGCTTGCTTTTCTGTATGATTCTATCCAGCCACAGGCCGTGTACCACGATCTGACCTCCAGGCAGATGTTGGAAACCTGGCTGAACATACATAACAGCCAGGTGGAGGACAAGAAAAAGTTTTATGTTGGTATAGTCACAGTCCATGACAGCAATGACAGCCTGTACCGGTTTACAAACCAGGAGACCACGCTGGACGCGATCCGGGAAAAATTGTGTGAAAAACTGAACGGTTACCTGCGGATCCGGAAGGAGAATGGAAAACGGTATCTTGATCTGGTTACTCTGGAAGAGTATGGGAAGATATGCGAACAGCCCATAGAATTTGGTGACAACCTCCTGGATTATTCAGAAAACATTTCTGCCAGCGACCTGTATACCTGTGTAATCCCCAAAGGGGCAAGGCTGGAAGAAAGCCCGATTGAGGGATTAGAGGCTTATGTTGATATCAAGTCCGTAAATGACGGAAAAGATTATGTATATAGTCCTGAGGCGGTTTCTGTCTATGGGTGGAACCGCTGCGTAGTATCCTGGGATGATGTAACATTGCCCGAGAACCTAAAAAAGAAAGCGGAGGCATGGCTGAAGGATGCGCAGTACGAAACGATGGTGCTGAACCTTACTGCTGCGGATTTATCCATTCTGGATGCAGATATAGAAAATTTTGAACTTGGCGATTTCATCCATGTATATTCCAGACCCCATGGAATGGACAGGGCGTTCCCAGTACAGACATTGGAGCTTCACTTGCAGGATCCATCAAAAGATAATCTGCAGCTTGGTACCAGTGTGAAATTAAGCTATACAGACCAGAACAAGGGAAATTATCAGGCTGTAGAGCAGGAACTGGACAACGTCCGCCAGACCACAAGCTGGATGCAGTCCGCCATCGACAACGCCACGGCCATGATGACCGGTTCCAAGGGCGGCTATAAGATATCGGAATACGATGAGGACGGCCGCTGGCTCCGGGACCTGTACATGAACGCACCGAATAAAGAGGATGCTTCCCTGGTGATGCAGATCAACATGAATGGTATCGGATTTTCCAGGGAGGGGTTCGAAGGACCATACAAGAACGCATGGACGATAGACGGTGTATTCCTGGGAGAGTTCATCAAGGCCGGATCTGTTACCGCGGAGAAGCTGTCTGCGGAATATAAATCAGGGGTCACTGAGGAGATCACGGCGAAGTTTGATGTGGCTGCCGGAAGGATTGAGGCGGAGGTCACCCGGGCCAAGGGTGTGGAGGCGGAGCTGAGCGCGTCCCTGAAAGTGACTGCCGATTCGGTACAGACCAAGGTCTCAAAAGGGGAATTTGGTTCTTATGCGCAGCAGTATTATGACAAGGTAATTTTTGGGTTTAACAGCAATAGTAAGTACGTGCAGATCAATCCCGGAGAGATCGCTATATACGATAACGGCGTATCGGACAGCAAAAAGCGGGCTGCCTTTAACCACAACGGGAGCCATTTTTACCGGGACGGATACCACGTGGGAAAGATCGGGACGAACCAGATGCAGTCGGATGCGTCAAAGAAGGGGCTTGTCTTCGACCTGGAAAATGAGGCGGCATACATGTCCTGGTCCGCGGCAATGAGCGCCAGCGCGAATACGTATTCCCAGAAATGGACGTATACGTTGAAGAGTGTTGGAGGGCAGGCGGCAAATACGCTGAATGCGGGCTGCGATGTCGATATGCATGGGTATACCCTGAAAAATGTGGATCTGGAAAGCGTGAGGGTGGGGAATATCAGGACTTGGGAGGGGGAAATCCCGATCATAACGGACATCAGGGATAATGGGGATGGTACCATAGGATGGTCTTACAGCACCATAACGGTAAAAGACGGTTCTGTTATGGCGGCACCGAGGGCATGATAACAGCGGCGGGAGCATGCCTGCGGGACAATGCTTGACAGAGGGAGGTGATGAAATGTCAAATACGGCCAGGACGGATGAAGATATCAATAAAGAAAACAGGATAGCCTGGGGCGAAGAATCCCGGACAGGAACGCGGGAGGCGGCGGTATACGTTTTCCAGGAATGTGAAAGGGAGGTCCGGGACGCCAGGGACAATGAGCAAATCGAAGGGAGGATGAAACCTTATGGAAAATAAGCGGAATAAAGAAAGCGATATCAACTGCGGCAGTATCAGTGCGGAAAAACTGCGGGCAGAGTATGAGAGGAAACCGCAGCCAGTGAAGCCTGTGACGGTAAGGCTGGATGATTTTAAGAAAAACCTGAACCGGGTGGTGGCTGACTCAGAGCTGCCGCCTTTTCTTTTGGAATTGGTTCTTGGGGAAATGCTCTCGGCCATGAGCAGGGTTGCTGAAGCGGAGCGTGAACAGGACAGGGAAGCCTGGGAGAAGGCCTGCGCAGAGCTGGAGTATGAGCATAACAAGGAATCCCAGGGGAAAACTTGCAAGGATGGTGAGGGAAATGGCTGATATCAGCAAAGAGGTACAGGAACTCCGTGATGCGGTCTACGGGGAGGAGGTCAGGGAGGGATTTATCTCCATGGCCGAGAAGGTGAACACCGAATCTACCGCGGCCAAAGAGGCGGCAGTCAACATGGCGGAAATGGCGGCGGAGGCAGTGCTGAAGGCCAACACGGCAGCTGACAGGGCGGACGCTGCTGTCACCAAAGCGCAGAAAACGGCAGAGGACATCCAGGATGCTGCCGACAGAGGGGATTTTTCCGCAACGGTAGCGGTGGAAGGTGTGGTCACCGCGGAAGCTGGAGCGCAGGCATCGGTGGAGAATATCGGGACAGAGAAGGACGCAAGGTTCCGTTTTATCATTCCGAAAGGGGATAAAGGTGACAAGGGGGAGGACGGGACTTCCATCAACATTAAGGACAGGCTGGATTCAGAGCAGGATTTACCTGAAAATGGGAATAAAGGGGACGCGTATATCATCCAGGGAGAGGTCTACGTCTGGGACGGAATGCAGTGGAACAATATCGGAATGATCCAAGGGCCGAAAGGCGACCCGGCCACGATCCGGATCGGGGAGGTGACCAGCGGAGAATCAGCGTCGGTGGAGAATGTGGGGACGGAAAAGGATGTGGTCCTGAATTTAACCATTCCAAAGGGGAAGGATGGTACATCCATCGGCATTGGAGAGCCGGAGATCTCGGTGGATACCGGGACCGGGGAACCTTATGCAGAGGTCACGGTCAGCGGTCCGGATGACGCGAAGGTATTTTCATTTGCATTTCACAACCTGAAAGGGGAACCGGGAGCGGAAGGCGCCATCGATGAAAACGCGGTGGTCAAATTTACCGCCGCCGCAGAACTGGGGAATATCCAGAGCGGGGAAACTCTGGCGGTCATCCTGGGAAAGCTGGAAAAACTTATCTCAGAGGTGAAGGATATTGCTTTTTCCGGAAAATATTCCGACCTTACAGGCGCCCCGGAGGATGTGGGCGATCTGACCAACAATGCAGGATACGTCACTACAGATACCTGGAAAGCGAATACGGCAGACAGTGAGGGCTATGTGGCATCCGGAAAAGGCCAGGCGGACAAGGTCTGGGGTACGGACGGAGAAGGGAATCCGGGCTGGGTGGACCGGGTGAAGGCGGAAGACCTGAAAAACGATTTTGTCAGTAAATCCGGCGATACGGTGACGGGAACCCTGAAAGCGCAGACCTTGGTGATCGGGACGGCGCCGTCAACAGAAATCGGCGCGATATGGATTGGATAAAAGGAGGAGCGGATCATGTTTGATGTAGATTATATTATTCCCTGTTATGGGAGTCCGGATATCATACGGCCGGGATTGCGGAGCCTGGCGAACCAGTGGCACAGTGAGTTTCTGCATGTGATCCTGGTGGATGACTGTTCCCCGAATACAGACTGCGGCTACCAGGACCTGGTTGATGAATTTCGGCCATATCTGGATATCCGGTGTATCAGGACACCTGAAAATATGGGACAGGGATTAGCCAGGCAGTGGGGGATCGACCATTCCGACCACGAATATTTTATGTTCCAAGATGAAGATGACATGCTGGCCAACGCCCTGGCGTTTTCCATTTTTATAGGGGCGGTGGAGGATAATATTTACCAGAAGGAGGAGGACACAGGCGGGGAAGGGAATATCTATATCCTGGATGAGGAAGGAAAGCCGGTCATTGACAGAACAAAAAAGTCGGTGGCGGTCGTGTCCGGCCCGCTGTTTGAATTTGACGACCATCATACCCGGGTGATCGAGGCGGGCAACCGGATCTGGGTCAATGCCAAGCTGTACAACAGGAAGTTCCTGGAAAAGCACAATATCCGGTTTAATGAGGCCCAGAGCCGGCATGCGGAGGATTATTATTTCATGAGCTGTTTCTTCTACTGCCTGGATCACGATTCAGATTATACGGGGATCCTCCTGGACGATCACCAGCTGACCTACCTGTGGTACCCTAACGAAGGAAGCCAGAGCCGGAAGGATCCGCACTATGGTTTTATGCTGTCAGGGTATACGATGAACGGTTCGGTGAATATCCTGGAGTTTATGAAGGACACGAAACGGCATCAGATCGAGTGGAATGAGGAACGGGAAGCCAAGTACCGGCACACGGTCCTGAATATGACGGTCTATTCGTATTTCACGTTTCTGTCATTTATCCGGCGTGTGGCGTCTACGGATTACATTCCAGCGCTTGAACTGGACTGGTATATGCTGCGGGATTCCTGCAACATGCTCCGGGAGAAATGCAGGGAATACTATGATTCTTATACATATACGGAGAAGATCGACGAGTATTATACGGTCCGGCATTTTTCGGATGTGCAGTTCACAGAGCCGTGGGTGGATCTGGATACGTATATTGTGGATGGCTGCGAAGAACTGGGATGGGATTATGGGGAGCTGCTGCGGTGTAAGGGGACGTACAGGTTCAATGAGTGGGGGCTGTTGGTATGAGTGGTCTGGCAGTCAGGAATAAAAGTGGGGAGTTGCTGCAGTATACAGGAACCCAGTTTGAAGGATTAGAAAATACAGGCACGCATCATCTGTGCGTACGGACAGGGGCTGGGACGGATGATGTGGTAAAGTACGGGCTGACGTCCGCGCCTCTGAATGATAAGTATAAGGCGCTCAAGATGCGGATACCGGACAACGCGGGAGGGAGGGAAGCGTATATTGCGCAGAGGTATTCAACCAGTGTTTCTGCTTCGGCATCGAAAACGTATACCACATCCAGGGCGAGTAATTATGTGTCGTCTACTACTTTGAGGACGGCGAGTAGTTCGAGGCTGAGTACGGGGAATGCTACCAGGGTGAGTACGCATGCACCGATTTATTATGGTTCATCCCCTATAATTTTTACAACGACATCATCAGACAAATTCAATGGGTCGTGGCAGGTAGGTGTGAAAGGGCGCTTACTTACCAATTCATCCGGTACATCTATATATACTAGCGTCCTTGCTTATGCGAATATAAAGGTTACAAGTTATGACCCTTTGTGGGAGGAGGGTACTGCATCCGTGACCGTTACTAGAGGCGCATATTCCGTAACAAGAACCCAGACATCCAGGGTGAGTAATTATGTGACATCTACGACCTTAAGGACGGCAAGCAGCAGTAAACTCAGCACCGGGAACGCAACGAGGAGCTCTGCGTACAATACCAGCAGCAGTGTGTCAACCACAAGCTCAAAGCTGACCCATAACGCAAACCTATGATCTTCCGGCCAGGCTTCATCAGGCTATCGGCAGGCGGCCAGATGCCGGGGGAGAACGGGAGATAAAGCAAAGCCCCACAGGCAGGGTCTTATTTTTATGGAGCCTTTTAGAAAAAAGTACATCAAGAACAGGAGGACATTATGAAGATTCGTGCAGAACCGTCAAGTCTTGATCAGATATCTATTTAATGTGATTTCAAGGAAAGGGGAGAATGTATATGAACGTGAACTACAAATTTATTTTCGCTGCGGCTTTCGGTTTTTTATCCTCACTGCTGGGGGTATTGGCGATGCCGGTCTTGCTGGTGGTGCTGTGCAACATCATTGATTACGCAACCGGCCTGATGGCGTCCCCGTACCGCTCACAGGATATCAATTCCTATAAAAGTATCCGGGGAATCGGGAAGAAAATATGCATGTGGCTGCTGATCGTAGTGGGCGTCATCATTGACCAGACGTTATTGTATGCTTCGGACACGGTAGGAATCCGGATGCCGTTCACTTTTTTGGTGGCCTGCATCGTGGCTCTGTGGATCATCTGCAATGAGATCATCAGCATCCTGGAGAACGTGAAGGATATGGGAGTAAAAATCCCCGGCTTCCTGGAACCGCTGGTCAGGATCATCAAGTCCCAGGTGGAGGAGATGGGGGAACAGCAGGAAAGCGAAATAGAAAAGAAGCACAGAGAGGGCGAATGATCGTCCTCTCTTTTTGCGCCGGCGCAAAAGTCCGGCAGGAAGGAGAAAGATATGCCAAAACTATTTTACATTGCGGGACACGGTGCTGGGGATCCCGGAGCAACCGGAAACAAATATCAGGAAGCGGAAAGGGTCCGGGCACTTGGAAACAGATTAAAAGCAATCGGTGGAGCCAACGTGATCCTGGGGGATTTTAACAGGAACTATTATGCTGACAACGGGATCAGTACGCTGAATATACCAAAGGATTACCTGATCCTTGAAGCGCACATGGACGCAGGGGCACCATCTGCTAGAGGCGGGCACGTTATCATCAATGCAGGATTTACAGCGGACAAGTACGATTCTTCGCTTGCGGCTATGCTTGCCCGCATCTTACCGGGGCGTGCAAATATGATTGTTGGAAGAAATGACCTTGCAAATCCGAGCAGAGCGGCCGCACGTGGGTATAATTACCGTCTTGTAGAATTTGGATTTATTACAAACGCAGAGGATGTCCGGATATTTAATTCCAGGATGGATGATATTGCATGCGGGATCCTGGATGCGTTTGGAATTGGGAAATTAGAGTTGAAATCAGAGGAGGAAGAAGACATGAGAGAGATCGTTCAGGCGAAAAATGGAAAAGGGCAGTATTATTTTGACGGATATGCGTTGCATGGCTTTTCATCAGGAGCAGAAAAGAAGGTTATCATGGATATGTATAAGCGGCATACCGGAAGGGATCTGAAAACGCATGTTTATTCAGACGAGGACTTTGAGAAACTGGCCAAAGTTCTTGCAAGAAATGGAAAATAGACTTCGCAGCCAGACAGTGACTGAAGGGGAAGGTGTGCCGATTCCGGCAGCCGCCCGGCAGGGCGCGCAGGTTCGAATCCTGTCTGTCTGGCGGAGTTTAATTTAGAAGAAACAG